CTTTTGCCATTTCTCTTGCAAGAGCTGGATCAGTTTTATTAGCCTCAATAAGAGCTTGTTTAAATCTTTCAAATGTACCAGGATGACTTGCCCATTCTTCTGACCATTTATTTGCATCAGCTAGAGACTGCATTCTAGATTTTTTACTAGACCTTATAGTAGCCTTTATTTCATTTAACGTAGGATTTAAAGCAGGCTTAGCTAGTGGAAAAGCCATTAAAGCGTCCATACCAACAGCTCCTGCATTTTTCCAACTTGGATTTTGTATAAATTTACCGGCATCTACACCAAGGTGTGCAGCACCTTCTATAGCCCCTAATGCCATCCCAGCAGGAGTAAAGTAAGCAGCTGCTTTAAATGCAGGGTTATTAATTGCTAAGTTATGCCCTTGTATTATGTAATCTTTTAAGATTCTGTCTTGATATGCTTTTTCTTCCTCTGCAGTAGGCTTTGCAAATGTCTCTGGATTAAACCCTGCTGCAACTATCGATTCGTTATATGCTTTTTTATTCTCTCCTTCTGCTTCTCTTCTTTTAGTCTCTGCATCAACTTTTGTTCTCTGATTCGTAGATAGTTTTTCAAGAACACCAGTAACTGGATTGTACCCATAGTTACCACTATATACAGCACGTCTTATTTGATCGTTGTATTTAAGATTGGTGTTATATACAGCTCTATTATCAAACCATCCTGGATCATTTTTATATGTATATAATCTATTCTCATCAGGATTCCCTACCTGTATATTTTGGGGAGGATCTGTCTTGAATCCCCCTTTAGCAAATAGTAGTTGCCCAGATTTCTGCCCCTGCTTAGTCGTTGACATCCCAATAGGTTGTGGAAGCTGTGACTGAACTAAGTTTTGATTCTGTGGTTCTGGTGGCTTTGGGAGGGATGCCCCTGGAATTCCTGGAGGCATAGATGGTAGTTGTTGAGGCTGAGGTTGTTGCATTTGCTCTGGCTGTGATAGCCCAGATTGCTGTGCAGCCATATCAGACATTCTCTGAGTCTCAGCCTGCTTTTGTTGCTGAGTAAACTCATCAATTAAATCCCTACCTTGTTCGTAAGCAGAGTATACGTCTAATATACTACCTGGAAATCCAGATTGTCTCATTTTAGAAAGTAGTTCTCTTCTTACTTGATTAGTCAGCATTATGATAAAAACTTAAGTTTATATTTAGCAGAGTTTAAACTAGATTTTATAGCATCTAAATCATTCACAATTTCTGTGTATGGAATTGTGTCTTGCAATTTAGTGATTTTATCGTGAAGTTCTTCTATATAACTTATAGCTTCTTTAACTGATTTTAACTTTGGGGCAGATACTTCTGGGTAATCTAAGATTTCTCCAGTAACTCCTTGGTAACCTTCAGCAATTGTATCTGCTTGTCCCGGTAAAGATTCATATAATTCATTAAGAGCTTTGTGAGCTGAATAACTTCCAGGACCAGTAACTGTTAAATGTAGAATATGAAATTTATTAGCAGCATCTAGCATTTCTACTACTAATGCTGGTATAGAAGAACTTTTTTGTTTTACTTCTTTAAGCTTATTTATATAACTCATTGATTCTGATTTTGTGATGCTTTAATCTCTAACTCTCTTTCTTTTAATTGCAGTTGTTGTTGCTTTAACTGAAAGTCTTGCATCATTTTTTCTAATGTAGCTGATGAATTCTTTTCTGAAGATTCTGCATTAATAAGAGCTGTCTCAATTTGAACTTGACGATCTTTTTCTTTATCAAGTGCATCCTGTTCTAATTTCTGTTGCTGCATTTGTAGCTTCTGTTGCTCTTGCTCTTGCATAGCTTGATCTTGAGCTTGCTTTAATTGTTCTGCAGTTTTCTCAGCCTGAATAATTTTATCTTTAATTTGTGAGAAGCTATCACTTTCAAATATAGATATAACAGATGACATTGGCATTCCACCTTGAACAGCTGCTTGAGCTAATCCTTCTATCTTCATCTTCTTATCTAAATCTTTACCAGAGTCAGTTACAAATATGCCATACTCAGTCTCCATGTGATTAAGTGGATCTACATCTACATTATCGACTGTTCCGTCTGGCATTACAAACATAGCTTTCTTCCCATTTAACCAAGCCTCTTTTGAGTAATCTAGTAATCCTCTTAACTCTCTTTCTTCGAAGTGTGAGAATTTACGGAATAGATCCTCAGTAATATGAGAAGATTGTACAATGGATTGCTGTGATGTAGACTTACCTTCATAAGTACCCATTTGACCTTGACGCTGTCTAGTTACTCCACTAAGCTTTTCCCACTCTACCATTATAGATTCAAGTAGTGTTAAGTATTGTGAGATTGTCTTGATAGACATATCTAATACTGATTGATGCTGTGGAGATAGTTGAATACCTTCTTTGTTATAGTCTACCCAAGCAATACCCGTACCTTCTACAAAGTACATAAACTTATCCATGTCCCAGTTCTTTGGGATCATGTTAATATCGAATTGAGCAATGATGTCTTTACTTCGAGCTATTGCTAATTCAAGACGGTATTTATAAATGTTGTAATTTAGCTGATATGGAATCCCTAAACTTACAAGTGATATGTTTTGTGAATTAATATCAGAATACTTTCTTCCATTAATTGGAAGTTTACAAATAGATGGATTATCTAAACTATTTCTTTGGTTTAGATATGGACGAATGTTGATGTAGTATAAGCCATCTACTCTAGTTCCTTCCCATACTTCATTAACCCACTCCCATTCCATTTTAGCTCCAAGATCTTTTAAATCTTTTGTGAGCTTATATTCTTCATCTACTTCAAATGTTTCTAAGTTTCCTGTATTTGGATCATTGTATGTTACAAACCCAATTCTTTTACGTGATTTCCAATATACCGTTACAACTTCAATCAGTCTATTCCGATAGATGTTATCATCTGCTCCTGATGCTTCTGATCTGTATAAAAGATATGCTTCAGCTGATGTATGTGTAGGGTTTTCTAAATTTAAGATTTGCTCATCTGTTAAATACTCCCCTAAGTTATCTATAATAGTAGATGCATGTGAGTATTTACGAATAATGGCCCAATCTGCATCTTCTACAAAGTCAATGTCTGGATCTTTATCGTAGTCTACGTCTAGTGGATTAATTACTTCGTAGAAAGGTTCATTACGACGTACTCCTTTATGTGAATAACATTCCCCAGCAATTAAGAAGTGAAACCACTGTTTTTGTAGTTTATCGTATATTTCGTTAAAGTACATTAAGTAGTTTAAAGCTGCCTGCCCTCTAATAGCTCTAGAATCTACATAAGATCTGTTGAATTCTTCTTCTATCTGCTTAGGAAGTTTTGGGGGTTCCATATTCTCTGGTTGCTCCAACTCTCCTTTAGCTGCAAGTTCTTGTATAAATTGAGATTGTATATTTTTAAGCATTAACTCTTTTAGAGCCTGCTCTTTTAAACTTATAGAATCAGCATTTTGTACAGTTACTGAATATTCTAACGGACGTTTAGATTTCTCCCCAAGTAATAAGTCGATGATTGGCTTAATGATAGGATAGTTTCTAAGTTTAGATGGGAAGTTCTTTCTAGTTTTCCCATAAGGCTTTAGCACATAGTTGTAATCCTCTTCATCGATGACACCGTTGTAGTAATCGTATAAAGATTTTAAGTAGCTACGACGTTCACTAATACCGAATTTTGATAGGTTAATGAATGCATCTACACATTCTTTTCTCCACTTCTCATCTTTCTGATTTAGTGGGATTCTTTGCTTTGGGATATGGGCTTGTCCGTACATTATTACAAAATTAGCTTCCTTTTAGGGAATGTTTTTAAAAATAAGGTTTTTATATTAATGTTTATTATATAGCACTAACTATAAACCTTGTCAAACCAGTCATTTGTGGAATTGTCTGAGTCGTCTAGTTTTAACTCTTTATTGTACAATTCTCTAGTGTGGTACATCCCAATCATTAAAGCCATAGCCCGGTCAAAGTTTCCATTTCTGTTAAACTTGATTAGCTCTAACAATAATGCTGGGTCATAAATTTTATGCAAGTTCAAAGTTACAACTTCTTCTTCATCTACTCCTCTACCACTAACTAACCAGTCTCTGATGTATAATTCTCCTTGAGCTTTACGTTGCTCAGTCATGTGCATACCGTACTGTCTTTTTACAGTCTTACTCCTAAGTTCACGTTTATCCAGCATTTCAAACTCTTCTTGCAGTAAATGCATCTTCCTAAATCGTTTTGCATACGGAATTACTTCTCCTCTATCGTTCTCAAACCCTATCTTTGCATTGTAGTATTCTGCAAGCATGAAGAGATTACGGTTGTATTCATCCTGTGATTGTGGACGACCTACATAAGAGGCCACAATAATATCATCTGGTTTAGATATATTGTTAGGGACTTTTATAACATATGCAGCACCAAGAGAACTTGCAGACGCTGATTTACCTTGAGCATAAGGGTCATGACATATTATGTACAGATTCTTCGGGGTAAATCCTTCTTTCTCAGTTTTGAATGGTGGTTCATATACAACAACACAACCAGTTAAATCGTCGTCCTTTCTATGTGGAAATTTTGTAATAGGTTTAAGATTGCCATTAGGCCTGAAGTTAGTTTTGCCGTTGGTGTCATAATACATCTCACCACAAACTCCTATACTTTGGAGATTGTTGGCAATTACTTTATTGTACTGCTCTTTCAAAGAAGCTACATCAAATACGTTAGCCGTTACTTGGAGAGTAGCCTCTTGTGGAGTAAAGGGGTGTTCAGCAATATATTGATCGAAGGCTTTTGGGTCATTACCTTTTTTCTTTTTTTCTCTTTGAGTTTCCTCATAGGTCATAGCTTCGTTTACGAGACTATTACCGTTTTCATCTATAAAGCCATCCAAGTTTTTATAGATTGGTACAAAGAATCCACAGTAAGTTCCCATAGCACCTGCATCCCAATCGTTTTCAAATCCTAAACAGTCGTAAGCTTCTGGGTGATAGAATAGTTCTTCCATACCGTCAAACCCAACTCCTTCTTCTCCACCTGTACCAAATGCTATCATTGTTCCAAGTGTTT